GTAATTAATCCAAAAGTTGATAAAAATTGGAAAGAAAAAGTAGATAAATACTTTGAATACACATTAGCTAAAAGACATTATTATAAAGATTGGTTTATAGACAATAGAAAACCTAAAAATAAGAAAAAGTAAAAAACGTGAAAATAGCGTGATAATATAAAAGTGAAGTTTAATTAAAATTTAATAAAATGACGAAAAAAACAATTAAGAAATCTCAAGATTTAAAAATAACAGACGAAGAGTTAAAGGAGTTACAGGCAATTGTAGCTGGAATGAATCAAACTCAATTACAAATTGGGCAATTAGAGGTTCAAAAAAATAAACTAATTAATACCATAGGTGATTTAGATGCTAGATTAGCAGTACATCAAAAAACTTTAGAAGATAAATATGGTAATAAAACCGTTAATATACAAGACGGTACATTAAAAGACGCGGAAAATGGACCACTTGATAAGAAAAATTAGTATAGGTAAAGACTATAAAAATGAAGCAATGCATTATTCCGTAGAGCAAGAAGTTTATGGAGGACATGTAATAGACTGTATAGTGGAGGAGGAAAATAAATACAGTATATTTATTAGAAAAGAAGATGAAATATTACCATGGAAAGATTTTAATAAAAACATGGCTATAGCAGTAGAATACAATTTAGAATATTAATGCAAGGTTTATATTATTTTATAGTAAAACCAGTAGAATCAAGATACACTAATGTAAAAAAAATAGGTGACAAAAGCCTTATTACTAATACTGAGAATTTTACACATCAAAATGTTAATAGAAATGCTATTGTATTAGCAGTACCTAAAGACGTTGATACGGAAATTAAAGTTGGTGATGAGGTTATTGTTCATCATAACGTGTTTAGAAGGTGGAAAGATATTAGAGGTGTAGAACAAAATAGTAAAGGTTATTTTAAAGAAGATCAGTATTTTGTACAATTAGATCAAATGTATTTATACAAACAAAATAACCAGTGGAAATCTATAGATGATTATTGTTTTGTTAAACCGATACACTCTTTAAATAAATTTGATACTGAAAACGAACAACCTTTAGTAGGTGTTTTGAAATATACTAACAATAGCAAGTATTTAAAAGAATTAAATGTTGGTGATTTAGTTGGTTTTACCCCAAGAAGCGAATATGAGTTTATTATAAATGGTGAACGATTATATCGTGTATTAACAAAAGCAATTACAATTAAATATGAATACGAAGGAAAAGAAAAAGAATATAATCCAAGCTGGTTATAAAGCTGTAGAAGAATTAGTAAAAGTAGCTAAAGAACCTATAGTTGATAGTGATGATGATATATCTGCAGATAGATTAAAAAATGCAGCAGCTACAAAGAAATTAGCTATATTTGATGCTTTTGAAATATTAAATAGAATTCAAGCTGAACAAGATATGCTTGATGGTAAACCCGCAGAAGAACAAGTAACAGAAAGTTTTAGTGGTTTTGCTGAAAGAAGATCTAAATAATGTACGAACAATCGTTATATAGAGTTGTTGAGCCAATAAAATTAAATACCATAAAAAGGCTCAATAAAAAGAAAGCTTGGGAATATGGTTATAACAAAGAACACAATGTTGTTGTTATAAGTAAAACAGGTATGATTGGTGAAATATACAATATACAAAACTTACAAATAGCATTACCAAAGATACCAAAGAAAGTACATAAGTTTAAAAAAGACACTTGGGAAGTAACACCATACCCAAAAGAATTAAATAGAATAAAAACAATATTTGATTGGAGAGAATATCCTCAAGATTTTAAAAATAAATATGCTGGTTACATAGAAGATGAGTTTAATAGACGTGAAGAAGGTTTTTGGTTTTATAACAAAGGTATTCCTACTTACGTAACAGGTACTCATTATATGTACTTACAATGGTCAAAGATTGACGTTGGACATCCAGATTTTAGAGAAGCAAATAGGTTATTTTATATATTCTGGGAAGCTTGTAAAGCAGATAAAAGATGCTACGGAATGTGTTATTTAAAAAATAGACGTTCTGGTTTTTCATTTATGGCTTCAGGAGAAGTTGTAAACTTAGCAACAATAACTAGCGATGCAAGATATGGTATATTATCTAAAACTGGTCCAGATGCTAAAAAAATGTTTACTGACAAGGTTGTGCCTATATCAGTTAATTATCCTTTCTTTTTTAAGCCCATCCAAGATGGTATGGATAGACCTAAAACAGAATTAGCATATAGAGTACCAGCTAGTAAGCTTACAAGAAGAAATATAACAAGTACAGATAAAGTTGAAGATCTACAAGGATTAGATACTACTATTGATTGGAAAAATACTGGAGATAATAGTTATGATGGTGAAAAATTAAAACTATTAGTACATGATGAAAGTGGTAAATGGGAGAAACCTAATAACATATTAAATAACTGGAGGGTTACAAAAACCACATTAAGATTAGGTAGTAGAATTATTGGTAAATGTATGATGGGTTCTACTTCGAATGCTTTAGATAAAGGTGGTAATGAATTTAAAAAACTTTTTAAAGATTCAGATGTTACAAAAAGAAACCGCAATGGACAGACTAGCTCAGGATTATATTCTCTGTTCATACCTATGGAGTGGAACTACGAGGGATTCATTGATTCTTATGGAATACCTGTATTCGATACGCCAGAAGTCGAAACTAAAGGACCATATGGTGATTATATAGATATTGGTGTTATTGATCATTGGCAAAATGAAGCAGATGGTTTAAAAAACGATCAAGATGCTTTAAATGAATTTTATAGACAATTTCCAAGAACTGAAGAACATGCTTTCAGAGACGAAACAAGAAATAGTATATTTAATTTGGTAAAAATCTATGAACAAATAGATATTAACGAAGGTGGAGTAAATATTACTAAAGGAAATTTTCAATGGGCAGGTGGTATAAAAGATACAACAGTTGTTTTTTATCCAAACCAACAAGGTAGATTTAATATATATTGGACGCCTCCTGCGCATTTACAAAATAAACAAAAAATTAAAAATGGTGTAAAATATCCAGGTAATGAGCACATGGGTGCTTTTGGTTGTGATAGTTATGATATATCAGGAACTGTTGACGGTCAAGGATCAAAAGGAGCTTTGCATGGTTTAACAAAATTTTCCATGGAAGATGCTCCTGCAAGCACATTCTTTTTAGAGTATATAGCAAGACCTCAAACAGCTGAAATATTTTTTGAGGATGTTTTAATGGCATTAGTATTTTATGGAATGCCTTTGTTATGTGAAAATAACAAACCTAGATTGTTATATTATTTAAAAAGAAGAGGTTATCGAGGTTATTCAATGAATAGACCTGATAAGGTTTGGAACAAATTATCAGTTGCTGAAAGAGAAGTAGGTGGTATGCCAAACTCAAGTGAAGATATTAAACAAGCACATGCTGCGGCAATTGAAATGTATATTCAAGATCACGTAGGTATTAAAGAAGATAGTACAGAAGGTACTATGGTTTTTAATCAAACATTAAACGATTGGGCTGGATTTGATATAACAAGAAGAACAAAATATGATGCAACGATTAGTAGCGGTTTAGCTATTATGGCTTGCAATAGACATTTATACTCACCTAGAGCAAATGTTGAAAGAGAAAAAATAAACTTAAAAATAGCTAAATATAAAAATAAAGGCTATCATTCAAAATTAATAAAAAAGTAATATGGCTGAGTCTTACATGAGCAATAATTTTCCTAGTCAAGTGGTATCTGACAAAGAGAAGTTATCCGTTGATTACGGTTTAGAAATCGGTAAAGCTATTGAAAGCGAGTGGTTCAAAAGAGACTCTGGCACAAATAGATTTGCAAGTAATCAAAATAACTTTCACAAGTTAAGATTATACGCTAGGGGAGAACAAGCTATTCAAAAATATAAAGATGAATTATCTATTAATGGTGATTTATCTTATCTTAATTTAGACTGGAAACCAGTACCTATTATACCTAAATTTGTAGATATAGTAGTTAATGGTATATCAGAAAGAACATTTGATATAAAAGCATACACGCAAGATCCATATGGCGTTGAAAAGAGAACAAAATATATGGAAAATATATTAGCTGATATGAAAGCTAATGAGTTAAATGAATTTGCTTCAGAAGCATTTGGCTTAAACTTAATGGGTAGTGATTTACCTGAATTACCAGAAAATGAAGAAGAATTACAATTACACATGCAGCTTAATTACAAGCAAGCTGTTGAAATCGCTGAAGAACAGGCTTTAAATGTTTTATTAGATGGTAATAGATATGAGTTAACACGTAAAAAATTAAACTACGATTTAACTGTTTTAGGTATTGCTTGTGTAAAAAATAGTTTTAATACAGCTCAAGGTGTTAAAATAGAATATGTAGATCCAGCTAATATAGTTTATTCTTATACAGAAGATCCATATTTTGAAGATATATATTATTTTGGTGAAATAAAAACTTTACCTATAAATGAAATAGTTAAAGAATTTCCTGAACTTACTGAAAAAGAATTAAAAGATTTAACTAAATCAAGTCATCAAACAACTGGCTTTTATAATAGAAGTTTAGCAGAATCAAACAATTTAGATAAAAATCAAGTACAGATTTTATATTTTAATTATAAAACTTACATGAATCAAGTTTATAAAACAAAAGAAACTGCTACAGGTGCTCATAAAGTAATAGTTAAAGATGATGAATTTAATCCACCTACAGAACTATTAGAAGCTAGATTTGGTAAATTATCAAAGCAAATAGAAGTTTTGTTTGAAGGCGCTTTAGTATTAGGTAGTAAAAAAATGCTAAAATGGAGATTAGCACCTAACATGATGAGACCTAAAAGTGATTATACTAAAGTTAAAATGAATTATAGTATAGTTGCTCCTAGAATGTATAAAGGAAAAATAGAATCATTAGTAAGTAGAATAACTACTTTTGCTGATATGATTCAAATAACACACTTAAAACTACAACAAGTACTTTCGCGAATGGTACCTGACGGCATATATTTAGATGCTGATGGCTTAGCGGAAATAGATCTTGGAAATGGTACTAACTATAATCCACAAGAAGCGCTTAACATGTTTTTCCAAACAGGTTCGATTATAGGTAGATCATTCACGTCTGATGGCGATATGAACCCAGGAAAAATTCCTATTCAGGAAATTCAATCTGGTAGTGGTGGTGCTAAATTGCAATCACTTATTCAAACATACAACTATTACATGCAAATGATTAGGGACGTGACCGGGTTAAACGAAGCTAGGGATGCTAGCACGCCTGACGCGAAGTCACTTG